TACGATATTCACTTTGCAATTCTGGTACAAGGTTGGGAGGCCGTCTGCGTCAAATTCAATCGGTTCCGCTGTCCGGTTCCCTGGATACATCTTGATGGTGATCCAGTTGTTGTTGACCATATCCGGGATCCGTGCAACGACCACAAACTTTTCAAACTCCTTTAACATATCCGACCAGGTCTTTGCATCCAGCAGTTTCCACTGGAGGCTGTCAAACTTATACTGATCACGTCCGACCTTCTGTCCCACGAACTCCCCCAGGGCGTTCTTGCCCTGGGATACATTTGTGGCCACTGTCAGCTTTCCGCCTTTGTCAGGACCCGGGAACGCCCGGCCATTGATTGTGATGATTGCCATGTGTTACCGCCTCCTTATGTACTTCCAAATGAGTAACCACTGCGCTTATCCAGTTCCACCAGTTTCTTTTTGATCTCCCGGATATCAATGTTCACCGTCAGGTCCATCCGTTCGATCAGGTCAATGATGTTTCTCAGTAGTTCCACCATCATTCCTAAATAGTACTCACTCATGCTGCTGTTGTTCTGCTGGGATGCTAACGCCACAGCCCGATCCACCATCTCCTGCATCTTGTCCTCAGGCGCCACAATTTCTCCGTGGTGCCGGTTATCACCGATCATGGCAAGCTGCGGAGTGTTGGCACGGACGAAACCTCCCTGGGCCAGACGTGGAAGGTGGATATTTGGAATGGTTGGAATAAGATCCCCATCCATAAATGGCACTTTATCAGCCACTTCATTAACCGCATCTATTAAAGCATTGATTGCATCAATCGCCCTATTGGCCATGTTCTCCACACCATCAATGATCATATTGATAATGCCCTTTATATCCGCCCAGATACCGTCCCAGGTTTCTTTGGTCTTGGTTCTTACTGTGTCCCATACACCTGTAATCGCATCTTTCATGGCTGTGAATTTCTCATCCGCAGCCGTCTTGATTGTATCCCACAGGCCTGATACAAATTCTTTAATCCCTTCCCAAATTTCGGATGTCTTGCTCTTAACATTTTCCCAGGCTGTGCTGATGGATGTCTTAATGGTATTAAACAACGTACTGGCCAGGGACTTAATGTTGTTCCATAAACCATCAACGAATAACTTAATGGCGTTCCATACTGCGGAAGTTTTTGTCTGTATTGTTATCCATGCATTGGAGACACAATTTACAATCCCGTTCCAAACTTCCTGCCAGCTTACATTAAGATTTTCTGTCAGAAAGGTGATTATCCCCGTTAATACATCGATGACTCCGGTAACAAAATCAGCCACAGCTCCTACGACTACCGAAAAAACCTCAATAATTACTTCAAAGGCCGCAGAAATATACGGTGCCAGTGTATCAATGAACCACTCGGCAAAAGGCTTAAGCTTGGTTTCCCACGCCTCCATCATGCTTGCTATCGCAATCTGTACAAATTTGGAAACCGCTTCTATCAATTTATCAAAAGACGCTGCTAACCCGGCAAATGGACCATCTCTTAGTCCCTGTATTGCCTCGCCTGCCTTCTGTAACGCAGGGACTAACCACGCATTAAAAGCATCAAGGATGAGACCTACTGCATCTGATATCACGGTTGTGATAAAACCGAAAACAGGTCTAATCACACCATTATATAAATCATTAATCTTCTGCCCAACATATGAAACCGCATCTGCTATAAGTCCTATTATGGGGGCCAAGAAGTCAGCTAATCCCGATAGAGCTTCAACAATCTTGTCCTTATTGTCGATGAGGGGTTGAGCGAACAATGCGATGAGGTCACTACTGAAATTCATCAATAGTTCAGTGACATTAAGGAAGGTATTGCCAAATATGGCAATGATGTCAGCTCCTATCTGCTGAAAACTATCAAGCCTTAATACCTCGAATATTTTTCCAAGGGCCTGAGCAAAACTTCCTGCTAGTTTAGCTATCTCGGACCCGGCATCAAACAGGGCTACCAATTTCTTCTTGATAAAGTCCTTATTCTGGTCGAGATATTTCGCAATCGACCCAACCAGAAAATCCGCTATAGATGCCCCAATACTGGCTGCGGATCCCGCAATCTTACCCAAGTTAATGGCCAGGATATTGGCAAACCGGGTGGCGGCCTGCTCCACCTCCGGGGACGTAAATATCTCTGTCAGGCTGTCTTTGATACTCTGGATAGATTCTCTCATGCTGTCTAGCACGGACATATCACCAAAGCCAACCTTGAAGCCTGCCATAAACAGGTTCTTGAGCTCATTCGCCTTTTCGATCAGCCCAGCATATTTACTGCCCATCTCATCCACGGCCGAAGTATCCAGTTCGCCCATGTTAAACTCGTCCGCAGAGTATCCACCATCCGCACCGCCCCCGGAACCACCGCCTCCGGAATCCGTATCAGGGTTAATGATATTGAGTTCATCAATCCCTGTCGTGGCACTCTTCATGTCCTTGGCTGCCTTCTTGGCTGCGCTGCCAGCTCCTCCAGCAGCTGCCCCTGCCTTATCAGCAGACTGGGCCATTGCATCCATACCAGCCGTGGCAGCAGACGCACCGCCTCCGCCCTTCTTCCCGGTCACCATCTCTGTAAAGGCCTTAAATGCATTGGCCAGGCTCATAAGCTTACTGATGATGCGGTTGATTACCTGGATGACCGGGGTCAGCACATTTATAAGGCCCTGACCGATTGTGGCTTTAAGGCTGTCAAACTGCAGTTTCAGAACACGTACCTGGTTTGCCCAGCCATCCGCCGTCCGGATGAAATCCCCGGATGCCAGGGACAGCTGGTCCTGCACAAACTTATACCTCAGAGCCACCTTCTCGGCCTCGGACATCTTAGCCGTGACCTTACCGTAGCCGTTCGCCAGAGCATAACTGTCCAGGGCGCTCTGAGTCATGACGATGCCCAGGTCCTTAAGGGTCTCCGTCTCACCCGTGAATACAGATTTTAATTTGGTGTAGGCTTCGTCCTGGCTGATGTTATAAAAGGACGCCACATCTCCAGCCAGACCAGTCAAGGTCGTGGACATCTCATAAGCTGCCTGCTCTCCAAAGCCAAATGCCTTGGCCATTGCACCGAAGGTACCTGTGAACTTCTTAGCCATGGTTTCGGACAGGCCGAAGGAGGTTATGGCGTTCTTGGCGAAGTCATCCACCTGTTTGGACATTCGCGGAAAGGTAACATCCACCACGTTCTGTACTTCCGCCAGGTCGGATCCCAGTTCTACACACGCTGCACCAAAGTCCCATATTTTCTTGACCGAAAACGCAGCAGCCAGGGCCAGCCCGGCCTTTTTGGCCATTCCCTGAATACCAGCCATCTGCTGCTTAAATTGATTTTGGTTGACCACAAGGTCAAGGCCAATCTGGCCAACGCTGTCAGCTGCCATATATATCACCTGCCTCTATCTAAAAATCAGACATCGGCACGTAATGGCACTACTTGTCCGGGGTTAACACCACCTCAAATTCCTTTTTACAATCACGCCCTTTACAGCGGACAAAAATACCGGCTGACTGGGCTGACTGCTCATAATATATCGGCATCCGGTACCCACAGTATGGGCACCGCACCTGCTTTCTTATCTTTTCAATCCTTACCGCCTCCTAACCGCACATGGCCGCAAACATCTTTTCAAGGTTTTCCATCTCCTTATCAAAGGTCTTTTCGTCCATCTCTTTTACATCTCGGTTGCGCCAATCATCATAAATCCGGCGCTGATCTACCGTAAAATGTTTAATGATATTCTTGTCTGTCTCGGATCGGATGGCTACAACTCGGCCCAGAGCAGTCTCTGGGGACAAACCGGCAATCAATGCCTTAAATTCATCCCAGGAGACTGTTTCAAAATCCTTGGTTCTAATTCTCAACCCATACTGTGACAGAAAACTGGACACGATCAAGTCCCAGTCCTCAAACATGTCATAGTATGGGTCACTGCTCTCCCCCGGCAGGTTCCTCCACGCCGGAAATAAGCTGCACCGCCTCCTGAACCACGATGATCAGATCCTTGAAGTCAAGTTTCAGCTTCTCCAGTTCTGTTTTGGATTTTCCCGAAAAGATCATGTCATAGGCATCCATGATGTCCTGTGCCCCCGGATCATCATTGGACATCAGCCCCATGACCTTAAGCATGGTTGGAGCATCTGCATTAACCTCTATAGCCTTACCTTTGATAACCAGGGACGGATTACCTTCAAAACTCAGTTTTTCTGTAATGTCTACTTTCCTTGCCATTCTTTAATCCTCCTTATGCTGCTGGCGCCGCCGGTGTAAAGGTTGGCTTACCGTAACTGGCCACCTCAAATTCCAGTCCATCTATGTTTGTGGTATCTCCACCACCTGGCGTTGTCACGTTTACAACTACATCACAGGCAAGGGTGGCCCCCGATACCATGGTCCACTTAAACTTAGTCATTACGTCCTGTCCAAATTTCCAGGCAAGGCCTGCAATGTAATCATTTCCAGGATCGCCTACCGACCGCTTACCCTTAAAACTAAATGACAACTTTTTACCTGTCATAGCTGCCTTAGCCCATCCAGCAGCATCCATGGCAAACCATTCCTCCATGGTCCCGTCAATGGATGGTGCAAAATTCTCAAGGTCAGCCGGTGTCACCATCTGTTCGTCCGTGCTTTCAAGTCCGTTCGTGCCGAACTCAAACTTATTATTGTGTACCGGAAATACTTTTCCTGCTGCATCTGCCATCTCTCATACCTCACTTTCTTTGATATACAAAATCCAGCCATATCACATATTCATACACCCCATTATCATCCGCTCCCACGTCCACCGGCTCCGGTACCTGGAGGATGATGCAGTTGATGGGAGTATCCCCTATGGATAGGCTGGATACGTTTTTAAGTTTCTCATATAACCCATAGGCGGCCTGCTCCGATGCCCGCACATCTTTATCCCAATGGATCAGCAGGGAAATGCGCCGGATGTCATAGCTGCTGTGATCATAACCTCCCAGGGCCATCACAGGAGGACCGCTTCCCTGCCGGTGATACACGCCGATGGAATGATCCTTCTTGTTGTTCAGCTTCCCGATATAGACATTCTTGTCATCTGCAATCCCTAAGCCAGCTATGTACCCCCTAATATCATTTAGCGTCAGCATATTTACACCCCTGTCATAGTCTTAAAAATCTTTTTATACGTATCTCTGGCATAACTTTTCTTCACCCCATCTATGTAAGGTTCCAGCCATTCGCCCTGGGCATTTGCATTCTCATCGTGACTGAAATCATATTCCGGATGATAATATAAGCGCCGCGCATATGGCGTATTGTATTCCAGCCTTACCGTCCCCTTATTAATCAATCCCGTACTTGCTGTTACCGATTCTTCCAGCGTTCCTACATCCCTAGGGACTATCTCTGCTTTTTCAATATCTCGTTTCATAGCCTCCATGGTCATGATAGCCGCCTGCTTCTGTGCCTTGGTCATGAGGAGGATCATTTTATCATTCATTTTTACGTTGACTTTTAACTTTGCCACTAAACTACCTCCAGCTGACAATAGTTAACTGTCCCATCTGGGTTCCTGGCTTTCATCCCCTGTTCAATCCTCCGTTCTTCCCCAAATATAGTAACGGTACCCCCGCTTAAGGTTGGGAAGTCAGGGGCAATATCCCCAGTGAGCATGGCTGTACCAGTTATCTGTACCAGCTTCTTTTCGGTTGTCAGAATGGTCTTGGCCCGGTCCTGGAAGTTACACTTTAGATCCAGGTCCAGTACTCTCTCTGGCTGACCATAATTATCTGTGTCCTCAGATTCAAGGTGGATGTGTATATCCGTCCTACAGAGCCGTTTTGGCACTAAGCATGGGTATTTCATGGCCTCACCTCGCTAACCGGCAGCATAGGCCTGTCTGGGACAGTAGGGCGTACACATCGCGCTTCATGGCCACGCCTTTGTCCGTATAGATGTTCCAGCTGCTGCCAAACTGGACGGATGCCCCATTCAGACTGTAGCTGGACAAGATCGTGTTGATCTCATCCGCATTTTCATACTCAAAATCGGCTTGTTGGCAGACCACTTCCTGAATGGTTTCCTGCTGGAAGGCCGTCAGATTGGAAAATCCCCGGCCCACAATACGATTGTAGGTCAGGGAATCAACGTGGCGGCTGGCCTGCTTAAGGGCCTTGTCCAGTTCGCTCATGGGAATCACCGTGCCTTTGTATACATCACAGTAGTACTCATAGGTGACATAGGGTTCATAGGCCATGTTACTCACCTGCCTTTTTGTTCTCCGCTTTCTTTGCTGGCTGCTGGAGTGCAGCAATCTCTGTTTTCAACGCTTCGTTTTCGGTTTGCAAGCGCTCAATCTCCTTAACCGCCTTTACATATTCGCTGAAAGCAATCTTTTTCTGAGGGGAGTACTCCTGGATATTCCCATTATTGTCATAGATATCATATCCCTCCTTCAGGTAACGCTGGGCCTCCTGCTCTGTATTGATTACATATACCTTATTCTCTTTCTTTGCCTTCATCTTACGCACCTGCCTCTACATTGATGATACACGCCTTTTTCAGTTCCTGATCCAGCGCAAACGTGCCGTTGTAACGCCTATTCTGGTACAGATAGTTATCGGCCGTCCTGGAATCATGGCCAGGAGTATATGTGTTGATGTATGCATACTTCACGCGGGATACCTGGGCATCCGGATCCACCAGGATATAGTTGATCTGCTTACCGGTCGAATCCGCTTTGTATCCCTCTGTAAAGTCATAAGCTGTCTTGAAGCGCTCCAGCGGTACCGTCCTGATCTCTCCAAGGTCATCCATGGAGTGCACCCGGCGGTCAATGCCATTGCTGCCGCCATTCACTGCCATGACGCGCTGGATGCCCTCCGCGTTCTTCAGTGTCTTGCGGTAAGCTGCGGTACAGAACAGGATACAACGGGACAGCGGCACTCCCAAGTCCTCAAACAACTCACAGTTGTCGTCAAAGTCTGCCAAAATATTGGCCGTTGTGATGGCTGTCGTCCTAATCGTGGCCCCCACTCTGGTTGCCTCTGTATACAGCTTGGAGAATGTGTAGCAGTCCAGTTCTGGGATAGCCTGCTTCTTTTCAAACCGCGCCTGGATGTTAGCAATAGAAACAATCTGGTTGGTTTCATCCACGTCCATGGGGTCAACAAAAAATTCGATATCTCGGTCATGATCAAGAACCTTTGTCTCAAAATCATTAGAATAGTTTCCGCTGTTGTATCCCAGGGTGTTGCGGTCATGGTCCTTATAACCACTCACGGTCAGACGCGGAAGCTTGATATCCTTAGCTCCAATGATCTTGATATCCTCGTTTGTGTGGTACAGTGGATCCGAAATCAGATCATGTCCATACATATCAAGGATCCTGGTGTGAAACTGTGTTACATAATTTAATACTGCCATAGTTTTCTACCTCCTATTTTTTCTTTACTCCGAAGATACGATCAAGTTCTGTATCCACGGTCTGTTGTGTTTGCCCGCCACTGGCCGCGCCCACCTGAACGAACCCTGTTGGCCCTGCTGCCTGTGGTTTCAGTGCCGGAATATCCTCCAGTACTTTATTGAGGGCTGTCTTAAGTGTCTCATCATTGATCTTCCCGTCCTGCCCCATCACCTGGCCTAAATCAGCCATCTTAAGGACGTAGGGGATCGTCTTGGCATCAATACCAAGAGATACAGCTGCCATTGTAGCTGCGCTCTGTAGCTGTGCTTGCTGCGCTATAGCCTGCGCCTGGGTAAGCTGCTGCTGGATTGCGCCTACATCGGGCTGCTGGGCTGCTTTTTGCTGTTTAAATGCGGCTATAGCTTGATCCATTTCTTCCTGGCTAAGACCCTGTTGTTTAAAGTAGGCCTTAAGTGCCGTGTCCTCCTTGGCTGCCAGGGTGCCTTCCAGCATCTGCTGAATCTTGGTATAGTCAATCACCGGAGCCTGCTGTCCTTGCGCCTGTGTTGCCTGTGTCTGGGCCGCCGGGGCCTGCTGTGGATCCTGGTTCTGGGTTGCCTGTGTATTCGCTTCTGCCATGTTGCTATCTCCTTCCATTTTGAGGGTGTCACCCTATCATTTCATTCCATCCATTGTCATCAGTGTCACTGGCCGCGCACCTTTTAAGGCCTTGTCGCGTTTGGGCATAAAAATAACACCCAGGATAGTCCCGCGTGCTTATTCCTCAATCCGATCCATTCCATACTCCACTGCACACATGTGCTCGATCTTACATCCTCTGAACTCATTCCATCCAGGTGCAAAATAGGCGATATCAGCAGTGGCCAGATCCTTGATGCTTCTTGCCAGATATTCTAATGGCTTTGTACCTTCAGGGAAATCCGTATAGAAAGTATCAATTACTTCCACTTCTTCTCCTAAATACTCTTTGACTGACCGGACAGCCTTTTCTCTCTCCGCAAGGATCTGTTCATCTGTCTTGCCTCTCATTGGCTGCGAAATAAATAATCTCTTCACTCTTATCCTCTCTTTCCGTTGCGATATTGCAACAATAAAATACCACTGACATTTGACATCTTGAGCATAATATTGTATAATATAGGTAAGATATCTATTAAAGAGGAGCGGTACCTGACCCCCACTGATTGGGTTGGGCCATCGTTTCTCTTTAATTTTTTCTGCTTAAGATTTTTCTTATTTGGTCATCCTTAATCAGTATGATTTTATCTACAAAGGATGTATGTCTCGACCAATAAATATCATCTATCTGCTTATATATCTCATCTTCATCCAATGGACATTGAGAAATATCCAAAACGAAATTACTCGCCTGTCGTTTTTTCTTTGAAATCACATTATAAACTAGATTTTTGCTTGTACCTGACAGTTCCTTTAAATCATATGCCTCTCCTCTGAACATGTAATCTGGCGTTGATATTCCAGGCGGATCCAAAACCCTTGGAATCATAGATATTTCGCCTCCAAGTTCACTCTCCAAAAGTTGCGCTATCCGTTTTTCCTTGTCTGAATAATCCAACAACACATATTTTCCATCGACCTTATATGTAATGCCATTAGATGTATATTCAGATAAATCAACTATTTCATGCGAGTTTGGCGTTGCCCCTTTTATCCATTCTTCTGTAACATCTACTGATCTGCCCATGCCACCAGTCTTAAACTGGATGTCCTGCCACTCCTTCGCCCTCTGTCCGTACTGTTTTTTATTGTCTTCATCCAACGAATACTTGGCCAGCCTGCCGAACTTCTCGGCCTGTCGTGCAACATACTGCTGTTGGGCTTCCCCCTTGGACTCAATGCTGATGTTTTCTATCTCTCGTTCCGTGAAGCTACTTTCCGGCGGCTCTGTGATACCAGGAATGTATGTGCTAAGATGGTCCTTGCAGTTTGGATGGAAAAAACCTGCTTTTAAGGCCTCGCTCACCAATGGGTACGGTCCGTCTGACTGCTTTCCTCCACTCCATACATCATCAATCAGTACTTTATTCACAAACGGAAGACACAACGGACAAGCGTTCAGACGCTTCTTGGCAATCACTGTAGATATCCCAATTTCCTTTCGCACCTGACCATCTGCATATAGCTGGGCGCGTTTACTGGATGTCCTAACCACCATTTCTGCATAGGATTTAATGTTTACTCGCCTGCCGCCCTTGTACTCTATGCAGTTGATTCCGGCAGCCAGGAAATTTTTTGTGGCCATGTCAACGGCCTTCTCATAAGTTCCGGCTCCTGATATGGCATAAGTCTGGGCATTAAAGATAATCTTTCGATATTGATCATCAGCCATCCGGAGCATGGCAGTTTCCGCTGTCTGCATATCCGATGTGGTGGCATGTACCAGGGCATCTAAGCGTTTATCGTTCGTCTGAAAAAAATCTTTCCCGACCTGATTGCCGAATGGAAGCTTCTCAGTGAGCCTATCCTTCATCCGGCGGATGTTGTTGGGCAGGTTGTCACCATGCCGTTTTTTAATAGCCTCAAGTATCTCTATCTCCTGCTCCAGACCGCCCTCCTCGTAGGCCTGATGGATTATCTTATCAATGGAATCATTAATGCTCTCAAATTGGCCCTTGTACTTCTTTCGGTTCTTTTTCTTATACCGTTCCAAGGACTCTAGCTGCTTTGCCTGCCACATCTCCCATTGTTTCTCATTCTCCGCCTCTTCCACCCTATGGTTTTTCATGTTGCGGATCATGGACTTAATCAGTTCATCTTCTATGGCTTTAAAGGCAGCTCCAATGTCATACTCATTATGTCGCACTCATCAGCGCCCCTTCCGCTCCAAGCGTACCTCCTTCTGACAGATACACGCCTTTGTTGGAATGCACTTTGAACCCCTGAAACTTAAACTGACGCGTCAGACCCTTAAGCTGTGTGATGCTGCTGCATTTGTCACAGCGCAACTCCGCATACCCCTGCTTCTCAATTGCGTAGATCCCGAATGGTACCTGTTCCTTTGCCACCTGTAACAGCCCCTGATACTCCTTCTGGCTCATTCGGTACAGACGGTTCATCACCTTGACCTTCATCTGTTTTTCCTCCTCCCATATTGATCTGGAAGTCTCCGGCAGCTGTATTGATGCCGGGTTCCTCCATCTCCGCAATGCCTTGCTCCGCTTTCAACCGGACAATTTCCTCCTGCTTCCACTCTTCGTCTTTGCTGTCACCATACAACTCCTCTACCTGGGCCTCTATACTCATCATCGGCACCCCAGGGCGGGCCTTGGCCAGTGTCTCCACCTGGCTCTCAAAGGAGGGATTGGCATACTCTCCGAAGGGAATGTCAACCTTGACTTCCTCAATCGGTTGTTTCAACAGGATATGATAGGCGTTGATGGCTGCACTTACAAGCTCTGGAAGAGTCTCCTGCAGGGCCTCCACAATGGCGTTCCTGGTATACAGCGTAGCCTTCTCTTTCTCGCGCTGGGCTTCGGCGTTGTCCAGCTTTTTGACATCTATGCCAAGCGTTGACGGGCTGATCACGCCCTGCAGGCACAGGTCCAAGGCCGTACAATAGGATGCCAAGTAGCTGTCATGTGGGATGACCGGTTGCTCTGTGTTGACCTTGTTATCAGCTTTTTCGGACATATCATTGTCTGAAGCAAAATACCGGTTATCAAATGGATTGGGCCGGATGACCTGACCTGTCTCCGGGTCATGCGGTACCAGACAGTCCGGTATGTACGTCCTGGCCCTTCCAGCCCTCAGGGCATCCATCCACTGGGACCAGGCCTCATCAAATGCATCGAAGCTGTCCAGCTTGCCATCAAAGATGCTGCCTCCGCGCCCCTCAAACTTAGTAGACTCGTACACCTGCAGGGGCACGGCCAGGATGAGAGTGTCATCAAACTTCGTGTCCTTTATGCCCTTTGTGTCATCGATGGCATTGAGAGGCACTGGCGTGTCACCCCTATATAACTCGTTGCGGATGTAGCCATATCCATAATGCTCATATAAGACATACTGCTGGTGGTTCGCCTTATATGGCGTCTTGAACACAACCTCCTTCACCCGATCACGGTTCCGAACAATCTCCACCCTCTCGCCTGGATACCACTCTAGGATAGGGTACTGACTGACGGCCGTATCAATGGTAACCTTGAAAGCCCCATCCCCGATGTATAATACTTCTTTCAGGGCTTTCTCCATCTTCTTGGAAAACTTATTGTCCTTCGCTATATCCTCCCACAACTGCCGCTGCTGGTCATTCTCTGCAAAGTCAAAATCGTTCATATCTGCCAGTACAATACCTGTTAGAATACGGATAATCAGCCCTGGCAGTCCGGTATGTATCTTCCGCATCTCCATGCCTGGTGTGCATCTGCTGGCCCAGAACTTGTACTTGTCCGCATACTCTGGGGCCTGTTGGTACATCTGTTCCAGTTCGTTTCCATCCCCGCGGTACCAGATCCGGTTTCGGATGGCATTTGCCTCAAAGTCCAAGATCTCATTGATCTGGATGCTGTTCCCGCTGGCCGGTACCACATTCAGCCAGCTGCGGATGCCCCGTTTGATTGTCTCATTCATATTGTCCAGCCACCTCATTTCTTCTCAGCCTCCTCAAATCCGATCAGGTTGCGGTATGGAATCCACGCATATTGATTGGAGTTAATCGTATGATCGTTACGGTCCTCTGGCTTATCCTTCTCGTCATCCCAACTGTACCGGTCCAATTCGGACAGATGCTCCGCACAGGTATCCACCACCAGGTAACAGCCCTGCTGGATCCATCCCAATTGCAGGTTGATACGGTCAATGATTTCCAGTTGTTTATATGCATCCCAGAAGTTATACAGGCACCCCTTGAGCCGCTTATACTTGCGCAACTCCGTGATGGTCGCCTGATCCGCATTGTCTATATATACATCCTTGGCAAACCCCCAGTCCTTGCGGCATTGTTCCAGGAAGTCCACGAACTTGACCGCCGTGTCACTGGGAGCCAATGGGATGTCAAGCTTGGCATTATTGTAGACCTTCTCCGCCAGGGTAACAAGCTTCCTGTCCTCCGTGACGCCCTGGAAGATCATAGCTATGGTATCTGGTGACTTGGATGAGTAGGACGTATCCAGGGCCGCTGTGAACTTCTTGAATTTAAGTGCCTTAGCCTGCTTGACTGTGATCACATGCTTAGACCTCTCAAAGTTAGAAAAGATCAAGCCGGTTGCCTTACCTCTCAGTCCCTGGATCTTGTTCTTCCAGATCTTTGTGCCCTTCGGCGTGTTGGTCATGATCTGATCCAGCTTCTCCTTGGACAAACCCAGATTATGGGCAAAAGAAAAGAACCAATGCACCCAACCGGGCTTTGGTTCCTCCTGTAATTCGTCCATTATCTCTTTCGGCGTCTCTGCCTCCCATTCAGGCAGCGGTCTGGAGCAGTTGATGTACTCCTTGTACACATCCAGGCCAGGATCATCCGGATTAAGTGTAGCCATCAGATAATCACTTCTCATGGCAGCCTCACGGACAAACTCTATATCGGCCGTGTTGATCTCGTCAATATATAGACATCCGTACTGGCCACCCAGGGCATCCTTCCACTTGCGCTTATTGCCATAGCCGACCACGAATATGATCTTATCGCCGCCCGATGTGTGGAACAACAGGTGTGGCATCTTATATTCCCCAGATCCGTTGCCTTTGTACTCCACCAGCACGCCAAAGTCATCCAGGATCCCCAGATCCTTTTGGATGATGTTCTTCTCGGCGGCTCCGGTATCATCTGCTGCAAGGATGTGCAGCTTCTTGGGACTCTCGGCAACCTTAAGCATGAACTTGAATAATCCTACCGTTGTCTTACCGGCAGCTGTGGTTCCTTCAAGGAACTCCGTTGGCACATCACACCGTAGAAACGCCTTGTACTTCTCTGATAGTAGTAATCTCTCCGTACTCATTGTCCACCACCACGCATCTGCTGGAGCAGGTCATCCAGTTTGGTCTTTTCTGTGTCAAGTCCTCCTGACAATTCGATCTTATCCTTGAACATGCCCAGGTGCCGGCCCGCCAGATCCAATGCCTTTGTCTTATCATAGAATTTGATTTCCCTCTCGATGCCCTCACCATCCTTTGTCGGGAATCGCTTGACCTTAACCGAAGCCACAGCAGCTAAATCCTCAGGCAGTGCATCTTCCCGGATTGTAGCTTCATTAAAGTTCACTACTTTTTCAGGATTTACCAGGGCTATCTTAGCAAGCTCCATTAAAATCCGATCCTGGTTAATCCCCGTCCTTTTTGAACGTTCCGCCATAGCTGTCTTTATCGCGTCTGAAACTCTAGTTTTCCCTAGCAGCTCAGACCCTATCTTATCCGCATTGTTTGGACTGTATCCTGCGCGGATGGCGGCCTGAGTGGCATTCAGGTCAATTAAATATTCATCAATAAACATTTTCTGTTTGGGCGTTAATGCCATCTGGCTCACCTTCTTGTATTGGATAAATAAAAGAACCCCAGACTTATAACGGTCTGAGGCCCCAGAAAGGAATTAAACTGTAAACTGTATCTGTTTGAATCAGCCGCCAGGCTGTGACACCTGGCAGCCGCTATTTGAATGGGGGAAGATGCTTCTGCCCTCTGGCTTCCGCATGATAACATCTTAGCATGATTCATCGGGACATTGGGAGACATTTTCAAAATATCTTAAATTTCTTTTCTTACAACTATCCTCCGTAAACTTTACCCGCCGCTTTGGCAACATGCGGTTCATAGCCTGTGCCACTTTCCACCATGGTAGCCCATCTATGTAATACAGCCGGAACATAATCCGCATCTCACTCTTCGGAATAGTCTGGATATACTCCTCCGCCTGACAGGTTAACTCCAACAGTTCTGCCTCCTTGCGCTCCAGGATCTGTCTGTACCGTTCCCTCAAGGCTTGCTTCCGGTAATAATCCGGTACTGGATAGCCTGTAATCTTAATACTTCCAATCGTACCATCTGATCGCGTTCCCTTGACGGTATCTGATACCTGATGAGGCTCCTCCAAGAATCTGTCCAGCTTTTTAATCCGCCGTCTTATATCCTTTATCTCCTCTTTCATCTCGCAATATTGTATCAGCACCTCCTTATCCACCGGCATCACCTCCCATCACTGCATGTCAATCTCAATGTCGCATTCATCTTTCAGCACCGCCCTGATATCATCCAGCGTGTACAATCCTTTATCAAACTGCCGGTAAAACTCCAGGCAGTAGTCCACAAAGCGTTGTTCCCGGCTCTTACCATCCACCTCACGCCGGATCAGCTGTCCGAAGTGATCCTTAAACATCAGCACCGGTATTCCAAGCATCAGAAGGAATGCCGTCTCTGCTGCATCATGGGTGGCCTCCCGTTTCATCCCCTGCATCTGGTCCCTGGAAAGATTGTATGTAGGCTGCTTTCTGTTCTGACGCTCTAAACGGCGCCTTTCTGCTCGGGTCATAATATCGTCT